CCTGGAACGAGGCGCAGAAGGTCATCGTCGTCTTTGCGCCCGAGGCATCACTGACCACGGCGTCGTGGCAGCTCGTCGCCGCCGAGACCCGGCATGCCGCCCCGTCTGGGGCGATCAAGATCATCGATGTCATGCGCAACATGGGCGCTGATGGCGCCACGCCAGGGGCATCGATCCGGCTGACGACGCGCGGCAACCTCGAGGATCACGTCACGGACTGGCACTCCGGCACCGGGGCGGCGTCGATCACGCAGTGGGCGCCAGATCCGCGCAATCCGAAGCTGTTCTGGACCTATCCCAGGGTGCATGCCTCTACCGCGGTGTTTGTCGAAGGCACCTATTCGAGCGTGCCGGCGGACATCGACGAGATCACCGATGCGATCACGGTGGGCGACGAGTGGGCCGCGGCCGCAGTGAACTGGTGCATGTACCGCGCGCTGGCGCGCGACTCGAAGCGGACCCCGGTGTTCGCCAGGGCCGATCACTACCTCAAGACCTTCGGCTTCCTGGTCGGCGGCAAGCTGAGCGCCGACATCAAGCAGGATCCGCGCCTGCGTGAACACCTCGACGCGCCGCCCGGCGCAGGAGCGGGCTGATGGCCACATCCATCGCGACCATGCTGCCGACGCTGCGCCTGTTCGCCGAGGGTTGCGATGATCCGGTGCTGACCACGCTGCTGCGCCTGGCCGCCATCGAGTTCTGCGACAAGTCGGACTACGTCCGCTACCTGCCTGCCGACATCCCCATCGCCCCGAACCTGCACAGCTACGCCGTCGCGCCCCCGGACGGCGAGAGCGTCGTCTCATCGGTGATCCGTGCGGCCTATGACGGCGTCCCGCTGCCGGTGCGCACCCGCCGCGAGGTCGACCTCGAGATGTCGGGGGGCTACACCGACTGGACCACGCTGACGGCCGACAGGCCTGATGTGGCGTTGCGCGTGCTGGCCGTGGACGATGCCGGCTACACACTGCGCATGGTGCCCTACACCGACACCGTGAACGCGACGGGCACGATCACCGCCGCGACACAGGCCAGCCCGGTGGCGATCACGTCCGCCGCGCATGGCCGCGCCACGGGGCAACGGGTCTACCTCGCCAGCCTGGCCGGCATGACGGAGCTGAACGGGCGCAGCTTCCTCATCACGGTGACCGGCACCGACACCTTCACGCTCGACGACGAGGACGGTACCGGCCACACCGCCTACACCTCCGGCGGTACCTGGTCCTACAACGATGGCCTGCTGTCGGTCGAGGCCGCGCTCAAACCCTCGAAAACAGCGACCACGATCCCGACCGAGGTCTACACCGACTTCGAAGAAGCGCTGCACGCCGGCGCGCGGGCACGCCTGTACGCGATGCCGAACAAGCCGTGGAGCAACGCGAACCAGGTCAGGTTCGAGCGTGCCATGTTCGAAGATGCCGTGCGCGACGCCCGCTTCAAGCGCAAGGAGGGTGACGCCGATCGCTCCGAGGGCTTCGTTGCCGTGCCCACGGCCTATGTCCGCAAGCGGCGCGGCGGGGTGGTGTTCCGCTCCGAGCGCAAGTTCAACACGGAGTTCTGACGATGGCCGAGCTGTTCACCAACCTTGCCAGCACGACGCTGTCCGGCGATCACAGCGCAGTCGCGACCGCCATCACGGTGGCCGATGGCGCGGGGTTCCCCAGCCCGACCGGCAGCGACTTCTTCCGCGTCCTGGCCTTCAAGAAGTCCACGGCGCAGAAGGAGCTCATGATCTGCACGTCGCGGGCCTCGAACGTGCTGACCGTGACGCGCGGGGAGGAGGGCACCACTGCGCTGGCGCTGCTGTCCGGCGACATCATCGAGTTGCGGCCCACGGCAGCGTTCTTTTCCGGGCTGGCGCAAAAGCTCGACATCCAGGATGGCGGCACCGTCTACGCCGCCACCTCCGGCACCTCCGCGTACACGGCGACGCTGAGTCCGGTGCCGGTCTCGATCGCCGCGGGCTACCACGCCAGTTTGAAGATCGGCGCCACCAACGATGCGACCACCTGCACGCTGAACCTGAACACTCTCGGCGCGGTGGCGATCAAGAAGGTGTCCGGTGGGGCGCTGGTCGATCTTGCGGTGGGCGATCTGGTGCAGGACATGATCGCGGAGTTCCGTCACAACGGGACGGTGTGGATGCTGCTCAACCCCCCAGGCGATGGCGGGGGCGGTGGCGGGTCGGCGCTGACCGCGCCCTCTGGTACCCGGATGCTGTTCCAGCAGACCGCGGCGCCGACGGGCTGGACCAAGGACACCACGCACAACAACAAGGCGCTGCGCATCGTCAGCGGCACGGTCGGTTCTGGTGGCTCGGTTTCCTTCACCGCCGCGTTCGCCGCCAGCCGCACGAGCGATTCACACACGCTTTCGCTCGCACAGCTCCCCGCGCACTCGCACAGCGGCAGCGGGCTGAGCGCGGCGTCGGGCGGGGCGCATACCCACACTATCAAACAGGAGACTACCGGCGGCGGGGTAGCTAACAGCTTCACGGGTGGGGCTGACGACGCCGGTGCTGCGGTCACCACCTCATCTGATGGCGCCCACACCCACAGCATCAGCGGGTCGACCGGCAACGCCGGCAGCGGGAGTGGTCACACCCACGGCCTGCCGAGCTTTGCGGTGCAGTATCTCGACGTGATCGCGGCCGTCAAAGATTAGGAAACCTGATGCGCATCAACGATCCCAAAGGCATGGCGTGCCCGTACCGGATGCGCAAATGCCCCGGCGAGTCCTGCCCGCTGTACGTTCAGATTCTGGGCAAGGATCCGAACGGCGGCGATACCCTCAACCAGGGGGCCTGCGCGCAGGCGGCGAGCGTCGCGTTCCTGATGCAGATCGTGCAGGACCTCAACGGTCTGCAAAAGGCCACCGAATCGCAACGCAATGAGACCGTGCAGGGCCTGTTCCATCTCGGGCAGACCATCAGCGCCGCGTCGCGTGAGCGCGCAAAGCTCCTGGCCAGCGGATAGCCATGCGCATCGTCGTTCCACGCTTCCACGGCATGCTGCCGCAGGCGGCACCGCGCAAGCTCGCCCCGACGCAGGCGCAGCGGGCCGCGAACGGCCGGCTGTGGAGCGGCGATCTGAAAGGCATCCAGACCGTGCTACGCATCGAGGCGCTGAGCAAGGCGGCGCCGCTGAGCGTCTATCCGTGGAATGGCAAGTACCTGAACTGGCAGCAAGTCGTCGATGTGGTGACGCCGCCACTGGCCGAGCTGTCGCCGGACCGGCGCTACTACACCGGGCACTACAACCCCAAGGTCACCGACGCAGACATCGCGCTGGCCGGACCGGACTATCCCAGCGCGTACTACCGGCTCGGCGTGCCGGCACCGGACACGGCACCGACGGTCGGCATCACCGGCGGCTCCTCGGGCACCCCGGAGACCCGCAGCTACCTCTACACCTTCGTTACCGCCTACGGCGAGGAGGGCCCGCCGTCCGATCCGACCGAGTACATCGCCGCGAACGATGATGCGACGCAGTGGGACATCTCGGACATGGATGGGGCGCCACCGAGCAGCTTCACGATCACCGCGATCTCGCTCAGCGCCGGGGTCCTGACCTGCACGACCAGCGCGGCACATTTCCTGGAGAGCGGCGAGCAGATCACGATCGGCGGAGTCACCCATTATTCCGCCTTGAACGGGACGCATGCCGTCACGCGGATCTCCGCCACGCAGTTTTCGATCGCGTCTGCACTCGTCACGCTCAGTCTCGTGACGAACGGCGTGTTCGATACGGACACGGACTGGACGAAGGGCGACGGGTGGAGCATCGGAACCGGAGTGGCCTCCTGCGATGGCTCGCAGGCAGCCGACTCCGACCTCGAGCAGGACATCGCGGCAGAGGCCATCGACTACGTGGTGGCGTTCACCGTCTCCAACTACTCGGCAGGGGCGGTTACGCCCAGGATTGGCGGCGCAGCCGGGACATCCCGATCGTCCGACGCGACGTTCACAGAGACCATCACCGCGACGGGCACCGGCAATCTTCAACTGCGTGCGGACGCCTCGTTCATCGGCGACGTCGACGACGTCAGCGCCGAGGAAGCTCCCGGCAACTGGACGGCGGCCCGCGAGGCGCCGATCCAGACGACCAGCATGGTGAAGCGGCTGTACCGCACCGATGCCGCCGGAGTGTTCAGGTTCGTCGCCGACATCGCGATCGGCACGGCGACCTACACCGACACCGTGGCCACGGCCGCTCTCGGCGAGGCCATTCCCAGCACGACCTGGATCGCGCCGCCCGGCGACATGCACAGCCTGCGGGCGCTGCCCAACGGCTTCATGGTCGGTGCCTCCGGACGCGAGCTCTGCTTCTGTGAGCCGAGCCAGTTCCACGCCTGGCCGGAAGGCTACCGGCTGGCCGTGGACTTCGACATCGTCGGTCTCGGCGTATGGGGCGGCAGCATCGTGGTCTGCACCACGGGGGTTCCGTACCTGTGCACCGGGGCGACGCCGGCGAACATGTCGCTGTCCAGGCTGGACTACCGCCAGGCCTGCGTCTCCAAGCGCAGCATCGTCGAGGTGCAGACCGGCGTCATGTACGCCAGCAAGGCCGGGCTGATGTACGTCGGCGCCGGCGGCCCGCGGCTGGCCACCGAACCGCTGATGGAGCGCCAGGAGTGGGCGTTGTACAACCCGTCGAGCATCCGCGCCGCGCTCTACGATGACCGCTACTACGGCTTCTACGAGGACGGCGGCGAGGACGGCATGTCGCAGGGCGGCTTCGTGTTCGACCCGCAGGAGCCCGTGGCGCTGTTCGGGGAGCTGTCCGGGTTCTACCGCGGCCTGCACTCCGAGCTCGAGGACGACACGCTGTACGTCATCGAGGAGGACGGCTTCGTCGGTGCCTTCGACGAGGGCGGCGCCGAGGAGTACACGTTCTGGAAGTCCAAGGTGTTCACGGTGCAGGTGCCGGTGTGCTTCCAGGCCGCAGAGGTGAACTGGCTGTCGCAGACCGGGGTGACGCTGGCCCAGATCCAGGCCAGCATCGACGCCGCCGTCGCCGCGGTGGATGCGAGGAAAGCATCCGGCGAGGAGCACCGCGAGGGTTCCTTTGCCGGCTACACCCCCGCTGAGTTCACC